GGGTCAATGTCAGCTAAAGATGCATTTAAGCAAATGGCTAAGTCTATTCTTGCTGATATACTTTCAATGGTTGTTAGACTAACTGTAATGAGAGCTCTTATGAGCTTTCTACCTTTTCCAGGAGGTGGAGGCATAGATCCTTCGCTCGGAGGAACCGACATCGCCCTCCATACTGGAACTAGAGTGGTATCTAGAATGGGAGGAGTTTTTGAACCAAAAGGGTATAGAATGGGAGGAAAGGTAAAAGACTATTCTACAGGAGGAATTGCAAGAGGCTCCGATCATGGGTATCCTGCCGTTTTACATGGACGAGAAGCCGTAGTTCCTCTCCCAAGTGGTGATAAGATACCTGTTGAGTTAAATGGAGCAGGTGGGCAACAAAACAATGTAACTGTAAATGTTTCGGTAAATAATGATGGCACAGCAACAACAAATACTGAAGGAAATTCAGGAGGAATGGAAAACTTAGGAAGACTGGTTGCAAAAGCAGTACAAGACGAGTTAGTTGAACAAAAACGAGCAGGGGGCATACTAAGTCCTTATGGAGCAATGTAATGGCCATTGGATTCACAGTACCTAATATAACGGATAGAAAAGTTATTCCCGATAAAAACATGACTCGAAGTAGCACACCTAGAGTTTTGATGCAAAGCTTTGGGGACGGCTATGAGCAAAGATTAGTACAAGGTATAAATAATATTACTGAAGAATACGCTGTTTCGTTTGTGAATAGGGCAAAAGCAGAAGCAGATGATATTATGGCTTTTTTTGATACAAACGGAGGAGCAACTGCCTTTGATTTTACAATACCCGATACAAATTCTACGTCTACAACTACATCTGTTCTTGCATCAGCTCCTATCGGAAGTTTAACACTGTCACTCACTGCAGCAAATCTTGATATTGTGCCAGGAGCAACCCTTACAGGTACAGGAGTTGATGCAATAGGAGGACAGCCAGTAGTAACAGAGAATCAAGCTCCATCAGCGGTTGTTATTGTTGATCAAGTACAGACAATCGATAACGGAACTACTTTAACTTTTACAAATCCAAATGAAAAAACGATAAAAGTAGTTTGTGATGAATATAGTCTTGTCTATGCTCAAGTCGATAATTATACAATTAGTTGTACTTTTAGAAGAGTATATGAGCCATGAGCCAAGAGTTATCAGTAGATATATCAAAACAAGCGATATCATCAGGTTATTTACAGTTTTTTGAACTTGAAATTGGCTCAGGTAGTGTAAATAAGTTATATTTTCATGATGGAAAAAATGAAAATATCGCTGATATAACTTTTGATGGAAACACATATATCTCACTACCAATTCAAATGACTGGTGTAGAAGTAACCACAACTGGAACTATAAATAGGCCTTCTATTACGGTAGCAAATGTTGAATCCGTTTTAAAATCACAATCAAAATTCAAAACAGAAATGAGAGAAGCCGATTGGGATGCCAGTGTTGGTGGTTTAGGAATAACAAACTCAAATTTTAGATTAGATGATTTAATAGGTTCAAGATTAGTTAGACGAAGAACATTAGAGAAATATTTAACAAGTAATCCAACTGTAGAATTTCCAAAAGACACCTACATTATTGATCGCATAGCGACTAAAACAAGTATGTATGTTTCTTTTGAGCTGTCTTCTCCACATGATTTGATAGGATTTAGACTTCCTTCAAGAGCTGTTGTTGGAAAATACTGTCCCTGGAAGTATCAAGGGGCTGCTAGTAATGTTATTGCTTCTGATAAACAAGGTGCGTGTGTTTGGAAAACAAGTGAACAAATTAATCTTGGGTCGTCAACTGCTAGTGTTTATTTTACAGAAAATGATGAACCTATAGTATTATCGACTGCTTTAGTAGCTGCAAGTGCGGCTTATAATAACTCTACAAGTTACAGCCTTGATGCTATAGTTGTCGATGGCGGTGTTTACTATCAATCGATGACTGATTCAAATCAAGGAAATGCGAGAACTAATGAAGTATTTTGGAGAATTCTTAGAAGTTATACAGTGTGGTCTTCGGACACGGGAGTAACTTATACTGTTGATACAGACGACCCTCAAAAAAATTCTTATGTTTTGCATGATAATACAATATGGAGAGCTTTAGTGGGGCACACAAGATCAGCCACTATAGAGCCTGACTTTGACTCTCCATATTGGAGCAGGGCTGATATTTGTGGAAAGCTAATAAAATCATGTAAGTTAAGGTACCAAGCAAGAGGTACAAATAATAATACAGGAACAAATTTTATTCCTTCAACAACTTTTTCAACTGGAGCTGTTCTTCCTTTTGGTGGGTTTCCAGGAAGCCGAAAGTTTAGATAATGCAGCTACATGAACAAATACGAGAACACTTTGAAAAAGAGTACCCAAGAGAGGGCTGTGGTATTATATCTGTAGTACAGGGAAAGGAAAAGTGGTTTCCCTGTACAAATATAGCGGAAGAAAATAATCACTTTGTCATAGATACCAAAGAGTATTTAAAAATAGCAAGAACCTCAGATATAATAGCTATAGTACACAGCCACCCTGATGAGTCGTCAGAACCGAGTGAATTAGATATAAATATTTGTAATGCTATGGGTAAAAAGTTTTATATATTTAGTTACCCAGACATGGATCTAACGGTTGTTGAGCCTAAGATAAATACTGCGGAACTTTATGGCAGAGAATATGAGTTTGGAAAAGCAGACTGTTTTGAGGCGATGAGAGATTACTTACTTACTCAAAATATTCAGTTGCCCGCAAGAGCAATGTTTGTAGAAGATTACTGGCATAAGGGAGTAGATTATTTTTGCGAAGATACAATAAAAAACTGGGGAGGGTATCCAGTAGACATTCAAACAGACTTACAGGTAAATGATGTTTTAATTTTTAAGATTTACTCAGATATAAATAATCATTGTGGAGTATATTTGGGTAATGATATATTTTACCATCATGTTGAGGATAGACTCTCATGTAGAGAAAACTTATATCCAAAATGGATAAAATGGCTAGTAGGAGCATATAGATATGCAGCGTAACGTATATATTGAAGGAGAAATGGGAGAGCTATTTGGCTCTCATATGGTTGTTAATGCGCCTAGAGTTAGTGATGCGTTAAAGCTACTTGATGCGAATAATGACGGCTTAAAAAAATATCTTATTGACTGCCATGAGAAAGGTGTTCAGTTTGCAGTAGAGGTTGCGGGTGAAGAACTTGAATATACAGAAGAACTTTTATTACCATTAGGAGAAGGTGATATAATAATTACACCTGTTCCTGAAGGCGGTGGTAGCGGGTTTAAAAAACTTTTAATGGGTATTGTTATACTTATTGCAACTTATCTTACGTTCGGAAAGGCCTTAGGACTCATGTTAGGAGGCTCAGGAATGACTCTTGGGGCATTTGCAGGAATGGTAGGATTTTCTGTCGGAATGAGTCTTGCAATGGCAGGCCTTGGTGAGATGATGGCACAAGACCCCTCTACCGATAGCGATCAAGAGCAGTCTTATTTATTCAATGGTAATGAACAAAATGTAATAGAGGGAGACCCTGTTCCTGTATTATATGGGCACTTAAGAATTCCTGGCCAACCAGTTAATTTTGAATTATCAAATTTTAAAGCATCAGGAAGTAAACACAATCCCTTTCAAATGGGTCGTAGAGGAGATGTTCAAAGAGAACAAGATATCGAAGATGCACTTGATGCTCTTCCCTTTTCATTTTAAATTATGAGTACACAAGCAGGTATACAATCTATAGATAGAAGGAAGTCTTCTACTGAAAATGATAGAATTCAGGGCCTTGGTGGGAGTAGAACTCATCAAAATGTTGCTCTTACAGACATACTATCAGAAGGCCCTATTGAAGGGCTCGTAGAAGGCGGTTCTAGTATATTTTTAAATGGGGATCCTTTGTTTGCTGAGGGAGAGGCTCCTTTTATACCTTTAGACTCAGTAACTGCCTCTGGATCCTCTGGATCAAATACAATAACCTTAAATTCTTCAACTTCTCAAACAAAAGGAGAGGAAGATTTATTCATAGGTATATCAGAAGCTGTTAATACTTCTGTTAGTATGAGCTCTCCTAATCATATAATGACTAATCCTTTCGCTGGAGTTTCAGGATTTACCTGTACACTAACGGCTTCCAGCGCTATTTTTTCTGCTGATATGGTGCATACTCCAAGTGCTCACAGTAATATAAGTGCTGCAAACTTAGATCATGGAGATGGAATTGTTTATTTAACTTTAAACAGCGGAAATGTTCTTGTTGGATTTATAAGCGCATTTACAAGTAGCACTGTAGTAACTTTTACTACAAATCATGTATCAGATTATACGCTATATGTTACAACAGCAGATACTGCAGTAAGTAATTCCCACCCTGTTAGACTAGATTTATACTATAAAGTTTCTAATATTTCGGGCACTACTGTAACTTTAACTGGTAATTTAAACGCAACTTTTAGTGCAAAAAATGTAATTTATCAGACTACAACCGTTAGCAGCGATCCTTCGAGTAAAAAGTATCCTGGATCTACTTATCAATTTAGAACAGGCACAGAAAATCAGGCGGTTATAAATAGTGTGAATGGAGAAGGTTCAAGCACAGTTCCACTTACTCTGCCTTCAGGTGCTTTAACAAAAAATACAGCAAAAACTATAACAGCAGCTAATCTTACAGGAGGACAAAAAACTGAAGTAGATACTGCTAACTTCATAATTACATACCCTAATGGACTATATTTTTATGATGACTCAAATGGTGATGAATATCGCTGTGGAGCAGCCTATAGGGTTGAGCTAGGGATACAAAGACCAGGAGGCTCGATGGTTTTTGAAGCTCTGGGCGGAAATAACTCTCCAAGTCAGAGAGTTTCTGGAATAGGAAACACTGGAGAGTCTTTAATTGCGCATGATGCATTGAAAAAATCTGCGATTACTTTTGAGTACAGAATTGACCTTACCCCTTATCAGCCTTTCACTGATTTTTCTATAAGAGTTACTCGGTTAACAAACCATGGAAGCACTGATGATGGAGTTGACTATACAAGAGGAGTAAGAGGCTTACATAGAGGCGCAAAGGCTTTAGAAACGTTAAATGAAGCTAAATTTAAAATGGTGGGGCAGGCAACCATAACTGCCGCTACTGCAGTAATAAAAGAAAAACTGAACTATCCTTTCACAGCTTTAGCAAATGTAGGCTTTAGCTCGAAATCTTTTTCAAGTGTGCCCAAAAGATCGTATGAAGTAAAAGGATTAAAAATACAAGTTCCTTCCAATTATGTTACTAGAGATGAGAATGTTGGAGAAACAACATATCCTGGTCAAGTTGCTACCTATAAAAGAAATGTTAGCACACTAGCCATAGAAACGACTAATCAAGCGTGGGATGGAAACTTTAGAAACAAAAAAGTTTATAGTAATAATCCAGCGTGGGTCTTTTATGATATATTAACTAACAATAGATATGGGCTAGGTCTATGGTTATCTGAGTTAGATATAGATAAATATGCATTGTATAAAATAGGAAAATATTGTGATGAACTAGTTCCGGATGGGAAAGGAGGTAAAGAACCAAGATTTACTGCCAACTTATACTTGCAAAAAGCTACTGATGCATATAAAGTTTTAAAAGACATGGCAACAATTTTTCGCGGTATGTTATATTGGATGGATAGCCAACTTACCCCTGTGATAGACGAGAAGAAGGAGCCTGTCTACTCTTTTTCAAAAGCAAACGTAATAGAAGGCCAGTTTGAGTATGAAGGCACAGGAAGTAGAACAAGAGCAAATCAGTATGTTGTTAGTTGGAACAATCCTGACTCTCAATATAAGCTAGAGCCTTTAGTTGTAGAGGATCGTAGAAACATAGCGCAAACAGGTAAAATTATAAAAGAAACTGCGGTTGCCTTTGGGTGTACTTCTGAAGGACAAGCTTTAAGATACGCAAAATGGAAACTTTGGACAGCAATAAATCAGACCGAAGTAGTGTCTTTCAAGACAGGAGTAAATGCTTCTTTTCTTTCCCCCGGTGATGTAATAAATGTAACAGATGACTCTGATTTTAACTTACCTTTTAGTGGGCGAGTAAGTTCATATACAGAGAGTGGCGGAGTAAAATTAACTCTAGACAGAGACATTGATTCATCGCTGCCTGTTTCCGGCCATACTTATAGTGTTACTGTTGTTATACCAAAGGTTGCTGCAGTTTTAAACCAAGATTCAGCAACCATTGGAGGAGTCTCTTACTCAAGAGGAGAGGTGGTAACTCAAGCCAGAATAGTTGCTGGAGGGTCTCAAGTAAATCTTATAGTTAATAGTGATACAAGTGCAGAAACGAATCTAAAAATTTGTAACGCACTCGATGATTCTAATAATGCGCTTTCTCTTTTACTAAACACATCAACTATAGTGGAGGAAAGAACCCTAAGTGGAACCGCCACAGTTGGTGGAGTATCTGTACAAGTTCCTGCAGCGGCCGTAAACGGTAAATCAACTCTTCAATTAGCGTCAGCACTAAACGAGGAGGCAGTAAGTGATTTAACGGAAGCTATATGGGCAATTAAACAAGTTCAAACTTCAACAGGGGCAAAGACTTTAGGTTCTGCCAAAGAATACAAAGTACTAGGGGTTCTTGAAGAAGAGAATGGGATTTATGGCATATCTGCCGTGGAGCATTACAATCAAAAGTTTGATTCTATTGAAGAGACTTTTAGAGTGGCTGTGGTTGACCCTGTTTTCCCCCCAGAGCCAGATACTACACCCCCAGAACCGACTAAACTCAGAATTTTAAGAGTTCCAATTCGTCACAGAGAAGGCGAAGAAATTCGCGTAGAGTGGGATGCTCCTAGTTCATACGATTATATTAAGGGTTTTATTCTAACCCATAATTTTAATAATGATTTTGAATTTGAAGAGACATTTATAAGAGGAGCAACAAGTCTTAGTAAAGTATTTACGGGCCTAAGAGATGGAGTATACCAAGTCAGTGTAAGAACTGTTAGTGGTTTTGAGAAGAGATCCAAGCCTATAACTCAAAATGTAGAGATAGTTGATATTTTTGGAGGAGGGGATCGATTTCGAGGAATTTTAAGAGGAGGAAGCTCATCTAGTCCACTTGACATGAATAGAACGTCGGGTAAAGTATTCTTTAAAAAGTCCTCATATAGGATTAGTCCTTTAGTAGCTGCCCAAGCCGGAATAGGCGACTCTGGTACGGAAACAGTAAAAGCAAATAATACTAGTAATGCATCTTCTATTAGTCAAACAGTAACTGCTTTGGCAAATGCTAACTGGCCAGGGTATAAGAATGAAAACGATGCCAGGTCGGGACAATTATTTTATGACTACTCAAATGCTGATCACGGGTCAAACGACCCTATACGTCTCATTGCTTGGAGAAGGGACGACACTTTAGATATTGATTACTGGTATGACGCAGATAAATTTTTAGCAAATGCTAATAATATTTGGACCAATATAAGTGGTACTGTTGCAGTTGCGGCAGATTCAAATAAAGTAGTAGGCACAAATACAAGTTTTACAAGCTTAGATATTACAAGAATCTTAAAGTTTTCTTCTACCCAAGCAGCAAAAATTGCATTTATTGAGAGCGATACCGTACTCTATTTGGACAGAACTTTTAGTACACAAGTTTCTTCGGGAACTACCGCAGCAGCAGATGAGCTAGCGATAGACTTTGCAAATGATTTCTTACTAGGAGAAGTTACGTTTAAGTCAGGAGTAAACTATGGCTTAAAACCTTATATAACAGTAAATGAACTTTTAGCTAATAATCTTCGTGCTGTAATTGCTACCCCAAATCTCGTATCTCTTATGTATGGCAGCGACGGGTCTATAAAAACTGATTTCGATAATATAACTTTAAAAGTCCAGACCGTCGGGTTTGAAGCACCAAAGATAAAGGTAAACGGAGCAGGTTTTAGTCAGACAGACCAAACTGCTCAGACAAGTTTTAGTGCAATCGCTTCAGAACCTCATTCTGTAACTTTGCACAGTGCTGCGAATGACGGTGCAAATCCAATTACTTTTGCTGGTGGGGCACTTGTATTTACTGTGACTATAGAAGAGACAGAAGATTCAAGTATAACAGCCACAGAAACTGTTACTATTACAAAAGCGCAAGAGGAAGCAGGTGGAGCAAGCAGAACAGCTTCAGGATACTTGTATTACCAAACACAACAGGCAAATGCGCCTTCAGCTCCTTCAGCTTCGGGAGTAGCCTATAACTGGTCTACTGGACTTTTCAACACTGGAGGAGTTATAGGCACAGGTGCTACAAACTGGAATCAAATCGCTCCAACTGCTACAGGAGGAACGAGTGGGTCCAAAATGTGGTACATATACTACAATGTAGTGCAGTCAAATCCTTCTGATAGCACGACTCAGCCTTCCTTTGGTACTGCAGTATATGCGGCAACAAACTTCACAGGGCTTGTAAGGTTTACAGGCACAGGTGCTGTTGCAGACGGCTCTGGAAATGGATTAAGTTTTGGATCTAGCGGTACAACAGAAATTGATGGAGCAAAGATTACAACGGGTACTATCAATGCTAACCGTATTTCATTGACAGGAAAAGATGTAAGTGATTTAACTAATGATGCTGGATATTTAACATCTCATCAATCTTTAGCAGCATATATAACAACCGCTAACGCAAATAGCGCCTTTGCAACTATAGCTGCAGTAAACAGTGCTGCAAGTGCTGCGAGTAGCGCAGCAAGTGCTGCATCCGCCGCACAAAGCACAGCAAATACAGCAAATACTACAGCTAATGCTGCCATACCTCAAACTCATCAAATACTTGCAGATACAACAGCCTTCTTAAGTAGTGCAGGGGTCGGTTTTAAAGCAAACTTAGTTTCAGACATAAAAGATGAAATTAACGCAGATGTTGCTGCGGGTAATCAAGGCACTTTACTAGGACAATTTACAAGTGCATTAACATCAACAGGTCTTATTTTGGAGAG